AGTCTGTTTTCACAGCACCTATACCACATGTAACTAGATCGTAATTTACTCTACGCTTAGTTAACTCCCATTTATTATAATCTAAGACTTGATTAATAACTTCTTCTTCAGCTATTTCTACACTTTGCTTGTAAGACAACTGCATGTGTAGTTCAAGTTCCTCTGGAGTTTGAGGCATTTGGTCTTCTGGTATTTGAGTATTAAATAAGTTTTCACCTAATTGAGCGTTAATCTTATTCATTGTATCTCTAGCAAATATGTCTTGAGCTAACAATTCAGCATAGTTGGTTCGTTTTTGAAGAGAAGACGGGTCTTGCGCAAAAGCATTTATATCATATTCTTTATTAGAAATACCATTAGTTAGTATATCTACGAATTTAGAAATAATAGGTACTGGTTTCCAGTCTAAATTTAAATAAGACAAATCACCGTTTATAGACAATTCATCTTTATATTTTTGAGTAGGTTGTTCGCCTCTTGCGTATAATCTTAATCTATTATAGTTGTTCCAAGTAGTCAAATATCTATTACCATTTGTTCTACCTTGACTAAACCACTCTTGTTCTATGGCTTGAGCAACTTGCTCTCCATATTCCCAACTGGATTTTTCTGCATCACTAACTACTTGGCTAGGAAAAATACTATTACCATTTGTATATATACTTTTCATTTAATCTATAATTTTAGACAACAACCCACTGTTGTCAAATTTTTTTATTCCTAAATCATAATTTTGCCTTATAATTTTAGGAACAGGTCTATATTTATTTTTATTACAAGCCATTATAGCTAGCCCTGAACTAATAGAAGCATCATGAGTTGTTCTATTATTTATATCAAATTTAGCCCAATCTTCTAATGTTCTTTGAAAATATACGTCTCCATGAGTATTATCGTCTCTTAAACCTACGTAGGATTCAATATAACTTTCAATTGCTGCAGCATGTGCTTGTTTAATATCTTCACTAGAATTAGGTATTCCACCTATTTCTCTTTCTGTTACTGATAATTTATTATATATTTTATCAGGTCTATTCATTGCAAAACCTCTATACCCTCTACGTTTAAAATGATATAACAATCTAGGTTTATTATTTTCTGCTAATATAGGCATGCCATAAAATATACAAGCCATTAATACATCTTCAAAAAATATTTCTGCTGTTTGTGGTCTAGCTATATACTCTAAAAAGAAATGATTAGGTGGAACATCTTCCATACTAAACTTAGTTAAACCATGTAGTGAACCTTTAGAACCTCTTTTATCTACAGTACCTGATATATCATAACTATCACAACCAAAAGCTCCTAACTGTTCATTTCCTGGATATTTTTTACCCATTTTATGTATTACATTATTTTGTAATCTTTGAGGTGGTATCCATGAAACAAAAAATCTTCCATTATTCTGTGGAACAAATATAACAGAAGTATCTTTTATACCACCTGTCCATTGAAAGTTACCTTGAGTAATTAAACTAGAGTGTTTTACATCTGCGTTCCAATCTATTTGTTCATATATTTTAGTAAGATTAAATAACGATGACTTCGCTTCATCTCTAAATGCATGTTCTTCAGTTCTTGGAAACTGTCTATAGAATTCATTTAAAGCATCTTGATCATCTTTTAATCCATCAACTTCATTTTGCCAATAATCAATAACTCCTAATGTTATAGGTAATCCTTGCGGTCCTTTAACCAAGTCTTTTGGAGTGTCGAAGACAGGTATTCCATAAGAATCAATGTATCCTTCGTAATTCCATTCCATAGGAATGAACAAAGAATAGAGTCCCGAACGAGTCTGGCCATTCGCATTTCTTTTTGTGACGTCGGAATCATAATATAATTTTTTAAAATTATCACCACCTTTATCTAAAGCGTTACAAGTAGATCCCATCATACATTTACCAATAATTCTACTACCTAACCTCAAACATGTTTTAGTTACACGCCAATTATTTAAAATATTATTAGGTCTTTCCCATTTACCAGATTCGTCGTGTACTAGTAGTTTTAATTTTTCACCATCATAACTGTTATCACCTGTGTTTTTCCAATCAATAGTAGTATCTAATCCCTGTAATTCTGTTGTAGACTCGTTAGATATAAGTTTACGTCTAGTTAATTTAGTCGCTGGTACTCTATATGCTAATTCTGTTTTAGGTCGATCCATACCATCTTGAATCGGTTTAAAAAAGAAAGGATAGTTTACTGATATAGGAACAACCTTATCGGTAAACATTGTTTTAGCATCAGGACCAGACTTTGA